CCTCTAGGATCATATAGTGTATATTTTAAAGTCAGTTCTTCACCTTTTTTTATTTTTCTAATAGCTTTTAAATGAGTTTCATCTTCAAAAACAATTTTTTTACAATTAGGTTTTTGAGAATGATTAATAAATCCACCTAATGGTGTTCTAATAAGATGATTACCAACTGCAATATGTGTTAAACCGAAATAAGTATTTTTAGGTATAGTCTTAATTGCGAACAAACCTAAACCATCTATTTTACTACGTTTGATTGTAAGTGAGTTTGGTAGTGGTTTATACATTATTCTTCATCTTTCATTATTATTGTTTTTCCTCTTTTTATACGTTTATTAGGAACATTTCTAAATTTTGTATGAGTAATATCTTTTTCTTGATCAACATATTTATCATCATAAAAACCAGCTTTTTTCATAGCTAGATATACTGCATAATTAATTCTATGATCTGTATTATTTGCCATTTTTTTCCTTTGCTTTTTTAACACATTTATCTTTAAATTCTTCAATAGTTGTACAATCTTCCATAAATACAGATTCCATAATTGGTAATTTATATAAACCTTTAAATCCATAAGTATTACTATTATTCAATTTTACTTTTACACCTTTTAAATATATTTTATCTCCATTTTTTATAGTTCTATCTTTACCTTTATAATGGAAATGTACATTAATATGACCGAATGCTTTATTAAGTACAACTGAACCTTGTGGTGTATCAGTTAAAGCATTTTCGTGATATTCTAAATCACCAATATCTCTTTTTAAAGGAACTAATTTTTTTTTATTATTCATCTTTTATCACTATTACATTAATTGTTGTCATACCACTTGACGGGTGCATTACTTCTTGCCATTCAAATGGGCATTTATCTAGCCACTTATTTAACTTTTCAAAATTTTCTTCGTATTTTTTATCGTAATCTATATCACTCATAATTTATTCCTTACCTTTAATATCTGTACCATCTTCGTTTTTTAAGTATTCCCAACTATCATTTGTCCAGTTACCACAAGTGTAATCTAGCTTTTGTTCGCCATCATCATCTTCATATTCTTCAGGAATACACTCGCCAATTTTTTCAGTAACATCTAATTGAATAGTTTTACCTGACCAATCTTTTTCAGTTGGTTGATGCCACCATCTTTCATACTCTAAAGTTATTACATTAGATTTATCGCCAATATCGTCATAGTCTTTTACACTTAACTCACTAGGAATAAGTTCTTCAAATGATTCTTTATTATATGCTTCACCTTCAAACTCAACCTCTACTATGTATTGTCTTTTAGCTTTAAATTTTTGTTTACCTATTTCTTTATCTATTTTGTCTGACATTTTTTTCTCCTGTTTCTGTTATCTCTTTCTCTACAAAAATTAACAATATTACTTGTTAATTCAATTTGTCTTAAAGGTCTAGGTCTTACGGAACTAATAACCTCTAGATTGCCAAAAGTAGTTTCGCCAGTTAATTTCTTTTTGACATTAAGCAAATGTTTAGTAAAAAAATCAACTGCACTAAATTTACCTTTCATTGTTTTCTCCTAATATTACCCAAGCCCAAAAGCCAAAGATTATTATTAAAGGTATAGTTTCTATTAAAGAGTGTATTATCATATAGCACCACTTCTACTTGCCATAGCAAAAGTATAACCCCAACATTCAATACTTTTACCAACATTTAGACCCCATAAGTTATTAGCAAATTTAGAAAATTTATCTAAATCTGAAATTACACCATTAAAAAATTTATTTGATTGTAACTCAACAAATAAATCACGTTTATTACTACAAGTTATAGTAACTATTTTACCGTTTTTTCTTATATTTATTTTTCTCATGTTTTCTCCTTTTTAGTTATAGTTAAATATCGTTCATTTTTATAAAGAAGTAAAGATAAAAATAATATATTTTATTAGATATTATTATATATAAAGAGTAATAAAAGTGTGACATTTTTATCACACTTAATAACTTTATTATTTATTAATAATAAGTATTTACTTCTATTAAAAAATGATTAAAGTTTTAGCTATAACTAAATAAGGAGAATAAATGAATAATGTATATGAAACTAAATACGAAAGTGGCGAGATAGAGTTTAGTCTTGAAACTGAAAAAGAAAGAAAGATAGAAGAAAAAAGACTTAAAAATTTAGGGGTAAATTTTACTACTAAAAAATTAAGTAATGAAGAAAAAAGGTGGTTATATGAATAAGACTATAGAAAAAAAAGTAAGATATATAAGACAGATAGATATATCTGAACCTGATAAAGATCATATTGAACCGATTTGCTATTTAAATGTTTTTGAAGATTTAGGTACAGAAGCATTATTTGGTTGGAAAGAATATGATTATATGCGTACTAAAACAAACCTTAAATCAAATGAATGGTCTTTGAGAGAAAAGATGTGGGTTTCTTTTGTACCTAAACCTGAAGAAATATTAAATTATGGTCAACCAATAACAATAGTACAGAGGTTAAAAAAAATATGAATAACATAACTTATAAAAACTATTTAATATCTGTTAAGGAGGGTGTTATTGTAGTTAAAATTAAAGGTGGTGTAGGTGGTTGGGTATTACATTTTCCTGATGATCAAGTTAATTGGTTAGAATATACTAAAAACCATATTGATAATCAATTTTCTATACACGATAAAAAAAATGGTAGGATATAATACTTAAATTCAAGGTGGTATTTTATGCAAAAAGAATTTGATTTTGATAAACACATAGATACAGTATCAGAGTATAAAGATAAAAGCAAATACCCATATAAAGCAGGGCATAGAGGACATAGAAATTCAATAGTGAGTGCCAATGAAACTAATAAAAAATTAAGAAGATTACAGAAACAGATACTTATAGAACTATATAAAAACCCTAAAGGATTAATAGGATCAGAACTTGCTGATATTCTTAAGGTTAGTATTCTTACAATCAGACCTAGAACTACTGAATTAAAACTGTTAGGATTAATAAAAGATATTGAAAAAGACAGGAAAAATGACGGAGGAAAACCTGAAGCAGTTTTTCAATTAAGATCAGAAACATTATTAGAGGAACTTGATATAGATGTATCAGAAATTAAACCCAATACGAAGTAGAAAGCATTTAATGTATATATCTTCAAAACCTTGTTTAATTTGTGGAGGATTAGATGTTCAATCTGCTCACATAAGATATACTGGAGCAGGGTTAGGAATGAAACCTTGTGATATTTTTGTTGTTCCATTGTGTATAGAACATCATAGAGAACAACACACTAAAAACGAGAAGATGTTTTGGTTATTATATGCTATAAACCCAGTTGCACGAGCAATAGGATTTGCGTTAGAAAGTCCTGATAAAAAAGTGCGTGAGAGGGTTTATGAATATTTTAGAACAGATACGTATAGAAAGTTTTTCGCAATTTAAAAAAGGAGTACTAATATGTGCTATAATTTTTGCAACACTATATATAGAAATTAATATGACAGATAATAAACCTAAAATGGCTAGACAACCTGACTTTGTTTATAATGATTCTAAAGAGTTTATAGAAGCACTTGATAGTTGTATATCTTGGTTAGAAAAAGATACGATTATATATCAACGTATTCCACGTGAAATAACTATAGCACAAGCTGTACTAGAAAGCGATTATGGTAAAAGTAGATTTGCTACGGAGGGTAATAACTTATTCGGTATTAGAACATGGGATTTAGATAAACCACATTTAAAACCTTTTGGTGACCCTAATAGTATTTTTGGTGTTAAAGTTTTTAAGAATAAATGTGATTCTGTTAAAGATTATTTTCGTATTCTTAACACAGGTGGTGCATTCGAAGAATTTAGACAATTAAGATTTAAAATGATTAAAAATAATAATATTGACGTTTTCTCTTTAGTTGAAAAGTTAAATAGATTTGCAACTGACCCAAATTATGTAAAATTAGTACAATCAACAATTAAAAGACTAGAAAATGAAAGAATATCAAGTTCAAATTAAAGTAGTAAATTATTTAAAATCAAAAAAATTAAGGAAATTAAGATTCTTTCACGTGCCAAATCAAGGAGTAAGATCAATAAAATATAAATCAATATTAGTAAAAATGGGTTTATTAGCTGGTTGTCCTGATTTAATTTTAGAATTTAAAAATGGTAAAATTGTTTATTTAGAACTTAAATCTAAATTAGGGGGTCTATCTATTCGACAAAAATTATGGAAATTAACTTCTAAATATCTAAATACACCTTATTATGTAATAAAATATGACAATTTTTTAAGTGTACAAAAACAAATAGATGCAATATTAAATAAACATTACAAAATATAACAAAAAAAGGGGGAAAATGACTAAAGAAGTAAATAAATTTCACGCATTACAATTATTTACAGATACTTTTAGTGCTGAAACAGTACATCTTACAAACGAAGCGATAGGAATATATATAAGATTGATATGTTTTAATTGGACTAAAAATACAAAACCTTTTACGACTGAATCAGCTTATAGAATATGTCAATGTAGATTAGATGAATGTAGAGATATGGTTGATTTAGTTTTAAATGAGTTTTTTATATTAGGTAAAGATAAAAATACTTGGACTCATAAAAGATTAACAGCTGAACATGAGTATTTGACATCTAAATATAAAAACAAGTCTGATAGTGGTAAAAAAGGTGCTAAAAGTAGGTGGAATAAATCTGCCAATGGCGAAACCATGGCTCCTAGTCCTATACCTAGTCCTATACCTAATAATAATATTAATAAGACTAAAAATGTTAAAGAAGATAAAGAAAAACCATTCAATATATTTTGGTCTAATATAACCACTAAAAAAGGTTCTAAACACCGTTCTATGAAGCTGTATGAGAGTTTATGTGCCACTTTAGACCCCATTGAAACAGCTAATAGATTTAACAGAATGTGTTCAGATGTAAAAGATAAACAGTTTGTGCCTTATGTGGCTACTTGGCTAAATCAAAGAAGATTTGAAGATGAAGATAATAATATACCTAATATAAATGACATAATTAACAGATTAATAAAATTAGGTTACAAACATTGTGGTAGTGAGGGAACTTTTGAAAAATTTAGTAAAAAAGGTAAAAATTATAAAATAAATAGTAGAGATAAAGATTACATGATTTTAGATGATTAAGATTATAAACAAGTAATATATATCTATTTTTCTATAATATAACCAACAAAATCAGAAAATTTAAAGAATAAATTAGGTTTATATTGTTCAATTAAAGAATATGTAATTGGTCTTTGTATTCCTTGCAAACTTAATTCTTTTTCTATTATATCTTTATAATCAGTACTTTTTACTTTTTCAGCTAAAGTTAATCTATAATTTATAGTACCTATGTAACCACCAGTACTTTCTATTTTATCAAATATAATTATACAACCACCAGTATTTAATTTTTTATATAAGTCATCTAATAATTTTTTTCTATACTTTGGTTCTACAAACATAATACATAAAAAGGCAATACAAACATCAAAATTCTTATAGTTAAAATCAATAACATCTTCATTAATTAATTTACCATAGTTACAACTATATTTATCAATCATTTCTTTACTCTTTTCTAATGCAAAAAAGTTTGTTTTTCTTTTTTCAAATATTTGTTTTAAACTATTGCCTATATTACCAGTACTTGCACCCAAATCATAAACTAAACCATTATAAGGTATATAATGCCTTGCTATATGAACTATACTTTGAGTTGCTAAATCATACCAAGGCAACTGTTCTCTTACATGATTATCGAAGTTTTTTGCTACTTCTTTGTTTTCAAATGTCCATGTTTTAGGAACTTTCATTAAATATACCTTTTTTTAATGTTTTAATAATATTTTTCATCATATTAGGAGGTACACTTCTACCTAATCTTTCACATTTATTTTTATAAGAACCAGTAAGTATGAAAGACTGTGGGAAGCTACAAATATCTTTTAACTCTCCTATACTCATATGTCTATTTTCATAAGGGTGCATTACACAAGCACCTGAACCATAAGTAGCTGTTATAGTATAGCTAGGTCTATATAAATGATTTCTTTTTAAATTGAAAAAAGTTTTTTGAGGTTGTTCGCCTTGTTTTAAATAAAATAAATGTTTCATATAACTTGGATTTACTTTTCTAGCTTCTTCTTCAACTGGGTAATTCTTATTATAAAGTTCTGTTACTAACATTTGCTTTTGTTTTTTTGGGAATATAGGTTTTTTATTGAAATCTTTTCTTACACCTATAATAAAGACTCTTTTACGCATTTGTGGTACTTCTAAATAACTTGCGTCAAGTAAAGATGCTCTTACATTGTAACCTAATTTATTAAATTCAGCAAAAAATTTATTAAAATATCCTTTTGCTTTACCCATAATTAAACCTCTTACATTTTCTGCTACAAATATTTTAGGTTGTATATGTTTAACCATTCTTATATATTCATAAAAAAGATCGTCTGTTCTTTGTGATTTATCTGAATAAGATTTTATTTTACCCCAGCCTTTCTCTCTAGTTCCTGATGCAGAAAAAGATGCACATGGAGGGGAACCATCTAAAAAATCAAGTTCGCCTACTTTTAAATTAATTTTTTTTAATACTTCTTCGGGGTGTATATTTCTTATATCTCTAGTGTCCATGATTGTATCAGGAAAGTTTAATTGATAAGTTTCAGATGCTTTTTTTACAAATTCATTAGCATATAATATTTTAACACCAGCTAATTTATAACCAAGACTTGAACCACCACAACCAGAGAAAAAACTAATAGCATTTCTCATAAATTAAATAATTAATCCCATTCATAACCACAAGAAGGGCATTGGTTTTTAGTTTTTAATGGTTCACTTATTTCTTCAAAATTTTCATTTTCTTCATTAATATTTACTTCAGTTAATAATGTATCTAATTCACCAGGGTTGAACCCTAATAACTCAATATTTATATTGTTTTCTAATAAATCTTTTACTTCTATGTTTAATAACTGATTATCCCATCTGCTGTCACCATTTAATCTATTATCAGCTATTCTATATGCTTTAGATTGATTCTCATTTAAATCAGCCACTTGTACTGGGACTTCTTTTAAACCTAATTTTTTTGCAGCTTCAAATCTAGTATGACCTACAATAATAATATTATTTTTATCAATTACGATAGGCTGTTGAAAACCAAATTCTTTTATAGAAGAAGCTACTTTATCAATATTTAAATTTTTTCTAGGATTATTAATATATGGTAGGATTTTATTAGTTTCTATTGATTTTATTTTCATACTGGTTTATTAACATATATATCTATGAAATACCAACCCAAAAAAATTAAGATTATACCTAAAGAAATAAGCGAATTAACTACTCAAGGTAAGAAATATACAAGTTTAGTTATGGTAAATGTAAGAGAATGTGGTTTAGATTATATGTTTCATAAGCATCATATTAAGGATTATCAACATAAAGCAGGTATTAGATTTAGACAAATTTTTGAAAATAGTGCTATAGGTGGTATGAAAGGTAGAGATTTTAGTGCAATAATTGTAACAGCATCAAAGGATAAAGTATCTTATGGTGCTTTAGGTAATATATCAGAACTTGTTGAGATACATAAAAAGTTAGGTGATACTGGTTATAATATAGCTTGTTATATTTGTGGTGAAGATTATTCGTTAAAACAAACTAGATTAATTTTAAATATTGCACAAAGATATATGGGTGCTAGATTAAGAGAAGTTTTAGATGATTTATCTAAACATTTTGGTTATTTTAAACAAAAATTTTATTGATTTATGTGTACACATATGATATAGCCATACGAATAATGGGGAAGTTGTAGCCCACCACCAATTAGATAGTGGGCTTTATGTTAAGCAACTTTTGTAGATTTTTCTTTTTGTAATTGTAGAATATGATTTACCCCAGTTTGTGCATATGCACTTGCTTTAAACATAACTGTAGGGTCATCTTTAATTCTAGACTTCCAAATATTTAGATATTGACAAGCATGTTTAGTAGGTTTCATTGAAACACCTAACATAGTACATTGAATAACAGCACCTAATTCGGCAACTAATTCTTCAAATGCATACTTGTTCATATCGTCAAAATATTTAGCTTTATATTTTTCGTCACGATTACATCTAGTAGAATGACCAGTCCAATGAGTCAGTTCGTGTAAGATAGTAGCATAGTAATTTTCAGTAGCATCACTGCCATCTAAATTATTGAACTTATCTTTAGTGACCATACCAATATAATCTAAAGACGGAACATAATAACATTTACCAGTATAAAGTTTGTTATCATATCTTATGTCAGCTTTAGTATTTTTGATATACTGTTCAACATTAGGTAAAGTATCAGCACCATCTGAAACAATAATATCTTTATCTTCTAGAGTTGTTTGATCTAGATTAAAAACATTATAAAATTTCATATATGGAAATGTTTTATCTTTATCTTCACCTTTTTTGTTTTTTACTTGAATCGTTAAAGGAGTCCAAAAAACAACTTGATGTGCTTTTTGACCTTTAATAACTTTACCACCTTTAGCTTTTATTTGATTAAAAGTAGCATAAGTTTGTGATTTATACTTATTTTCTGATTGAACACACCACAGAATAAAAGTATTGATCCCAGTATAGTAAGTACCACGTATATTCTTTGGCATACCTTGTTTAGACCAAGGACATAACCAATTTTTACCATGGTTATCCATAGCTTTGATCACTTGATCAGCTATTTTTTTCATTACGTCTTTTTTTTGCATTGTATCTCCTTTTTTTTTGTTATGCATACTGAAGATTATAGTAGATTTTGTATAGCTGTAAAGGTAAATAATAGTTTTTATTAGTTATTATTAGCTTAAATAACCCTTATGAATAGTCACTTTTTAGTCGTA